GTATCGATCAACCGCTTGTTGGTTGGATCATCAACCTTTTGCCAAAAAGTCAAGATGATGGTATTACCAACCCAGTTGAACATCCTGCGGACAGGAATAAACGTGTCCTTGACGTCCGTACTGCCCGGGTAAGCTCCGGTTCTATTGCCCCATAGCTTCCACCCACCTATGAAGTTAAGCGCCGTGACAATGCCCTCACCGTTTAAATAGGCTGCAGTATCAGGACCTAACGAAACCTCAGTTCCATCAGACGTTACAGCTCCGTTTGCCTGGAATTCGATGTGAATTACTTTAGCGCTCTATTCGAGTAAGAGGGGGTGAAATAAATTGGGCATTAACACATTACCAGAAAGACTTACAGCCTTCAGGGTTTACTTGGATGGCAGCACAGACCTTAAAGGCGTAGCGGACGTTGAGCTGCCGAAGTTTGAAAGTATGAAGGAAACAGTAAAAGGTGCAGGAATTGCAGGTGAGTATGAGAGTCCAACCCTTGGGCACTTTGGATCTATGCAGGTTGGTTTAACTTGGCGGACATTAGAAAAGAATCTACTTACCTTAATGCGACAACAGGCACAACGCCTTGACTGTCGCGGAGCGTTTCAGGACTATGACGCTGGATCCGGCGAGTATGTTGTTCGTTCTGTGCGCGTAGTAGTACAAGGGGTACCCGTATCGACGGAGGCGGGTAAGTTTGAAGTTGGCGCAACATCAGGCTCAAAGAGCACGTTTGAAGTTTTGTATATCAAAATCAGTATCGAGGGCAAGGTCATTGTAGAAATCGATAAGCTCAATTATATTTGCATCATTGATGGGGTTGATTACCTCAAAGATATCCGGAAGGCACTCGGTCTGTAATCGAAGGACTCGCTAATATATGGCGGGTCCAATTTTTTTATAAGGTGGTAGAATCATGAAAGTTAAATTGAATAAAATAGCTGGTTTTGATGGCGTGGAATATAGCGAATTGGATCTAGAGTTGGACGAGTTGACGGGGAAAGATCTGATCTCCGCAACCAAAGAAGCAAAGGCTCTCGGTGATCAGGCATCAGTGGTTGAGTTTTCAAAAATTTATCAGGCTGTAGTTGCAGCTAAGGCTGCAAAGGTCCCTGTGGACTTGGTATTGCAACTCAAAGCTAGAGATTTCACTGAAATTACCTTGAGAGTGCAGAATTTTTTGATCGGTGGGGGCTCGGCGGTAACTCCGACGACACCCTCCGAATAATTGCAATAAATTTAGCCAAAGTGACATATACGCCTGTGACTTATTGGCTATCCCTGAATCTAGACGAATTAAATGTCTGGGTTGAGTCTGTGGACAAGGCGTATCGGAGGTGATGATAATTGGCCGGAAAAATTTTTGAAATTGCCTTTGCCCTTGCTGGGAAAGTAAACTCATCGTTCAATTCAGCTTTCGGAAGCGCTAATGGTCAGCTTGAGCAAATGAACGACAATGCTGCTGAGCTACAGGGGCAATCTAACGGACTCGCTGCTAAACTAACTGGTGTTGGCAAAGCGGCTGCAGGAATTGCAGTAGCTGTGGGCACGGCGGCTTTAGCTATTGGAGGGTTAGCAGTTGTGGCCAGTGATGACCTACAGAAATCGCTTAACGGGGTGCAATCCTCGACAGGTGTAGCTGATGAAGCAATGGGTGGAATGCGAGAAACTATGCTCGCGATCTACAATAACAATTTCGGCGAAAATTTCGGCGAAATTGGAAAGGCTCTCGAAAGAATAGGCCAGCAAAGTGGCCTGTCTGGTAAAGAACTTCAAAAGATGACAGAGGACGCATTCAGCTTGCGTGATACGTTCGAAATGGATATCAATGGGTCTGTAGATACTGCCACTATAATGATGAAGAACTTTGGCATAAATTCGACTGAGGCGTTTAACCTTATTGCCCAAGGAGCGCAATCAGGCCTCAACAAAAACGACGACCTGCTCGAGATCATCGCAGAATATGGCCCTCACTTTGCAAAACTTGGATTTAGTGCTGAAGAAGCCATGAACATGCTCTCCTCAGGCGCAAAGGGCGGAGTTTTCTCAGTCGATCAGCTCGGGGATGTGGTGCACGAATTTGGACGAAAAATGCGTGAGGAAGATTTATCAGAACCTCTGCAAGAACTCGGATTGAATAGCGAAAAGTACACTGGAATGGTCGCTAAAGGCGGCGAAACTGCAAAGAAAGCCTTTAGGGACATCGCAGAAAAAGTAGCAGCAATAGAAGATCCTGTCAAGCGAAACCAAATAGGGATAGGAATATTTGGAGATATGATGGGCGAGGTAGGAATCGAAGGCGTCTTGGCTATGTCAAAAACTGAGGGTTCAATCAATAAAACTACGGATGCTCTCGGCAAAATCAACAGTGTTAAGTACAACACTTTTTCGGAAACTTTGACTGGTATAAAACGAAATCTAGAAACAAGTCTGCTGATTCCCCTTGGCGAACAAATAATGCCAAAGATGAATGAATTTTCAGGATGGATCACTGCCCACATGCCAGCCATAAAAAACGAGATCGGTTACGCTTTTGCTGTAGTCCTGGATAACGCCCCATTAATAGTAACCGCAGTCGGAACAATTGCGGCTGGCTTTACTGCGTACGGGATAGTGTTAGTAGCAACCAAAACTGCAACAATAGCGATGACAGTTGCTCAAAATACCCAAAAAGGAGCGATGGTTGCCTATAATATCGTAGTAGGACTATCAACAGCAGCACAATGGGGATACTTAATTGCTGTGGAAAGTGGCTCAGTAGGTCTGGGAGTAATCGCAGCTGCGCAATGGGCCTTTAACGCTGCTCTATCTGCAAACCCAATTGGTGTGGTTATACTGTCCGTTGCTGCGCTGGGTCTTGGAATTTACGAACTCGTGAAACACTTTGACTCAATAAAAGCGGCAATAAAATCAGCATGGGAATGGCTAAATAAATGGAATAGCACTCCCGCAAAAGATGCTCCATTTATTGGTGGCAATACGACCACGGCCCCTTTTATCGGTACTCCTAAGTCAACCCCTTTTGGCGGTTACACTACACCAACACCTTTCGGTGGCCGTACTCCGCCAACACCCTTTGGTGGGGTAGTAAAACACGCATTAGGTGGTATTATGACAAGCCCTCACTTAGGTCTAGTTGCTGAAGCTGGAGCGGAGGCCATTGTGCCACTTACTAATCGAAGGCGCGGCTTGGAGGTGTGGAGCCAAGCGGGACAAGCGCTTGGAGTCGGTGGAGGTAGTGGTGACACCATAAACGTCACATTTGCCCCAGTAATAAACGGAGCTGGTCCAGAGATTATACCAGCCCTAAAGGAGCAACAAAAGGACTTCATGGCCAAACTTAAGGAGACATTACACCAGCAAAGGCGGGTAAGCTATGGCTAATGCGACCTATACCACAATTCAAGGTGACACATGGGACGGCATCTCCTTTCGAACATTAAAAAGCGAATACTACATGAGCGATTTGATCGAAGCCAACCACCAACATCGCGAGATAGTCATTTTTCCTGCGGGTATCGTTCTAATTATCCCCGTGATTGAAACACCTGTCTCGCAAAACCTCCCACCATGGAAGCGGGGTTAAGCCATGAAAGCACGTAGAGCGGGACTTGAATTATTTTACGACAACGTGGATATCACCGCGGACCTTCGCCAGCATTTACTCGGTTTTCAGTACGTCGATAATATGAGCGGTCAATCCGATGATATCCAAGTCACACTTGAAGATCGCCAACGCCTTTGGATCGGCGACTGGTTTCCCGACAAAGGCGCAACGCTTAAAGCGGCAATCGTTCAGGAAAACTGGTCCGGAGACAATCAAAATGACCGTCTCGATATAGGGGTTTTCGAAATTGACGAGCCGGGGATCTCTGGGCCACCATTGACGGTAACGATTAAAGGTTTATCCGTACCTGAAGGATCAGCATCTCTAAGAGAACAAGATAAGAATAAAGCATGGGAAGAAACAACTCTATCTGGTATTGCAGGCTCCATCGCTGGAGACAACGGCATGAGCCTGTTTTTTGATTCCTCATATGATCCTCCGTATGATCGGAAGGAACAGACGGAACAAAGCGATCTAGTATTCTTGCAAAAACTCTGTAGCGATGCGGGTCTTTCTCTGAAAATAGCTGAGAAAAAGATCATTATTTTCGAGGATTCCAAGTATGAGGCAGCGGCCCCGATTACCACAATCGAATATGGATTATCATCAATAATTTCTTACAGCGGTAATACGAAATCAACAGGAATCTACTCCTCATGCGCCGTGGAATACACCGATGCAAAGACAAAAGAGACGTATTCGTACACTTTTACGCCTCCAAATCCACCGAAAACAGGCAAAACACTCCACATAAATGAGCGAGTAACATCCGTCGCAGGAGCATTGGAGCTCGCAAAGCGTAAACTCCGCCAAGAAAACTGCACAGAAACCGAGTTTAACGTCACTCTCGTTGGTAATGTTCGGTATTTAGCTGCACTAACGGTTATTATCAAGAGTTTTGGGGTCTTTGATGGAAAATATATTATCACTCAGGCCACGCATAAAGGCAGTAAATACGAGGTTTCCCTACGACTTCGCAGATGTTTGGAGGGTTATTAAATGGACCCGATCTTAAAAAACCTCATCCGGGTCGGCAAAGTGACAGCCATTGATACTACAAAGCATCAGGCACGGGTACTATTCGACGACAAACATTCTACCGTGTCTTATTGGCTGGACATTATCGTTAGAAACACCTTCAAGAACAAGGATTACGAGCTCCCGGATATTGACGAGCAAGTGATTTGCTTATTCCTGCCAAGTGGGAACGCTCAGGGGTTTATTCTCGGTGCAACATATAGCACCAAAGATGTGCCGCCTATAGACGATAAAGATAAGCGGCATGTTAAATTCGAGGATGAAACTGAAATCGAATACGACCGCAAGGACCATATCTTAACGATAAAATTGGTGCATCCGGACGGAAAAATAAACATTATTGCACCGGCTAACGTGAATGTGATCGGCGATGTGATTGCAGACGGAATAAGCCTGAAGTCGCACGTCCACGGTGGCATTTATCCTGGTGCAGGAATCACGAGCGAACCGGTAGGAGGTGGTTAAGATTGATCGTAGGAAGCTTAGGTAACATCCTGTTCGAAGTATCGAGTCAAAAAATACTCACCTTTAATAATTTATCACGCAGCGGATCAGGGCGTTGGGCAGTCCACGACATCATCAATCGAAAGTCACTCTCCGAATTCCTTGGTCCAGGGCAGGAAGAGATATCCTTCAGTGTGCGACTTGATGCATCAAATGGAGTCATACCTCGTGATGAGTTGGCTAAAATGCGATACATGAGAGATACCGGAGAGGCGTCTGTTTTGGTTATCGGAGGGGAACCTGTTACGTGGAACTTGTGGACCCTTGAAAGCGTCAAGGAGGGTCACAAAACACACACCGGAAACGGGAAACTTCTTCAGGTCGACGTGGATCTGACCCTCAAAGAATATGTCGAGGTGGTGGCTTAATGGAGGTCGACGTTACAACGAAATTTACACCTTGGGACTTTGGAGCGAGTGGAACCAAGGAAATACTCCAAAACGTACGCATGATTGCTGCAACCCCAGCATGGTCCTGTCCTCTAGATCGCGAGTTCTCATGGATACCGGATGCCTTGGACCGTCCAATAAATGTGGCGCAGGCCATACTAGCCCAGCAATTAGTGCAGGCCGTAAGGAAATATGAGCCGCGCGCTCAGGTAGCTAAGATAACCTTTGAGGGGGATGGACTTACTGGGCAATTAAAACCAATTATAAAGGTGGTGATACCTGATGAAACCGCGCTTTAATTTGCCGGATGTTCAATTTACCGAGAAGTCGTCAACACAAATCGAAACTGACTTTCTTGCCAATTATGGAGCCTTGACCGGGCAAACGCTTGGTCGAGCAGACCCACGTCGAAAGTTTGCACAAGCAGTCATTATGCTATTAACCCAACAACGGGTACTTATTGATCAGAGTGCAAAGCAAAATCTATTAGCTTACGCAACGGATGATCATGTCGACCATCTTGGAGCCTTTTCTCAAACGGAACGCTTGGGAGCCTCTTACGCCACGACAACCATGAGATTCACCCTCGTTGAAGTGCAGGGACAAGCACTGACCGTTCCCGCTGGCACCCAGTGTACAGCAGGAGACAATGTATTCTGGACCACGACTGAGGTACTAACAATACCATTGGGGCAATTGACAGGGGATATCGAAGCGCGGGCTAGTCTAATAGGGGCTGCCGCAAACGGGTATTTACCCGGCGAAATAAGTAAGGTGGTTAAGCCTATTGCATACGTTAAATCTGTGTCGAACATTACCGAATCCGAAAATGGAGCGGACATTGAGGCAGATGACCCCTATGCTGACAGAATACACTTAGCACCTGAAAAGTTCAGTGTGGCTGGACCCGATGGTGCTTATTTGTATTGGGCCAAAACGGCAAGTCAACTAATTGTCGATGTCTCCGTGAGAAGTCCATCAGAAGGAGTAGTGGAGATTAGACCGTTGTTAGTTGGCGGAGTAATACCCGGACAGGAAATATTGGACGCGGTGAATGAGGTCCTAAACGACAGGAAGATCCGCCCACTGACCGACCATGTTATTACGTTAGTACCTGAGCAGATACCCTATGAAATTGATGTGACTTACTGGATCAACACCGATGATGACAAGATCGCGATCGGGATACAGGAGAAAGTCAATCAGGCAATCTTGGATTATCTGGTTTGGCAAAAATCAAAATTAGGCAGAGACATTGATCCTTCAGAGCTAATTACTCGGATAAAAAACGCAGGAGCAAAGAGGGCAGTTGCAACGCTCCCTGCATACTTAAAACTTGAGAAATACCAAGTAGCATCCGAGGGGACAGTGACAGTCTTGTATGGAGGCCTAGAGGATGAGTAAGACCATTAACGATATTAGTCTTATCGACATAATGCCTCAGAGCCTGTTGGACGATCCTCTCGTAAAGGCCATAGCAATGGCACTAGATCCAGAATTGAAAGCTATATCAAGCGATATAGATTTCAATTTAATATGGTCTAGAATTGATGAACTAGCAGAGGATGTTATCGACCTCCTAGCATGGCAGTTACATTGTGACTTTTACGAGTCAAATTTGCCATTGGAGACCAAACGGACATTGGTTAAAGGTTCTACCTCTTGGCACCGTCATAAGGGCACACCTTGGGCGGTGGAACAGGTTATCTTAACAGTGTTCGGGCGTTGTTGGGTAGATGAGTGGTTTGAATATGGAGGGGACCCCTATTATTTTCGGGTAAATGTGGAGGCAAGCCAACAAGGGGCTTCTGCAGACGATTTAATTAGGCTAGAGAATTTAGTCAACCAGTACAAAAACACTCGATCATGGCTGGAAGTAATTAATATCTTCCTTAGTTCAATCGGGAGTTTGTATATTGCTAGTAGCCTAATTGCGGGAGAACATATTACGGTCTATCCCTGGAACATAACGGATGTTAGCTCCAGCGGAATGATACGGGTTAGCCTAGGATATCAAGCAGTGGAAACGACTACTATATACCCATTGTAGAGGAGGTCGAGAGATCAGTATGGCAGAGAACTTTTACACAATTATCACCAAAGTAGGCGCGGCTAAGATTGCGAACGCCTTTGCATTGGGGACAAATGTAAATATTACACAACTCGCGGTCGGAGACGGCAATGGAGCTTATTACAATCCGACTGAGCTTCAGACAGCGTTGGTTCATGAGGTTTGGAGGGGATCCATTCAATCATTAAGCATAGACCCTCAAAATCCGAACTGGATTGTGGCTGAAATCGTCATCCCAACGACAGATGGGGGGTTCGCGGTTAGAGAGGCCGGAATATTCGATGATGCCGGAGATCTAATAGCGGTTGGTAAATACCCCGAAACGTATAAACCATTGGTGGCCGATGGAAGTGCTAAAGACTTATATATAAAAATGATTATGCAGGTCTCCAATACAGCTTCAGTGACGCTTAAGGTTGATCCTTCGATTGTCCTGGCGTCGAAAAGTTATGTGGATCTTGGTTTAGCTACCAAGGAAACTCCAGTTGGGGCACAAGCCAAGGCTGATGCAGCAGCCGCAACAGGAGTGGCCGCTGCAGGTGTAGTGCAGGATGCTCTTGCTATACATCAGGCAGATTATGTTCGTCAACCTGCCTTTGCAACTACAACCGGAACAAGTACGGCATATACAGCCACTTTGACTCCTGCGTTAACAGCTTATGCCACGGGAGTAGGGATAACGATCATACCTCATGTAGCTTGTGGAGCATCCCCTACTCTCAACATCAATACTCTTGGTGCCATTGCCTTATTAAAGCAAGATGGTACAGCCTATTCAGCGGGAGATTTAGCCATTAATACTCCTTACAGTTTTAAATTCAACGGTACAAGTTTTTTGGCCGATAGCTCTGGCGGGAAGATAAACGGAATTGTAGCTGATTACCTTGTCGGAGCAGGTCAGAATATTAATGCAGGGGACTTTGTCAAGTTTGTTAATGGTACGGAAATTACGTTCGACACGCCATTTAGCGCTGCGGGGGCTTTATATGTTACAGCGGTAGCGCTAGACGCTAGCAGAATACTAGTGGTATATCGGAACAATACAACTACCTTCGGCAACGCGGTAGTGCTTACTATTTCTGGAAGCTCTATTTATATTGGTGCTACGGTTGCCGTAAACGCTGTAGTTTCCTACTGGTTTTCGGCGGCGCTACTGGATAGCAGCAGGGTTTTAGTAGCCTGCCAAAACGGTTCAACAACCTATGGTAATGCTGTAGTTTTAACCATAGCTGGAAACGTAATATCAGTGGGTGCCGTAGTCGCGTTTAACGCTGTAAACACGGCTAATTTATACGCGACAACCCTAGATAACAACAGGGTTTTAGTAGTTTACAGGAACAACGGTAACGGATACGGTAGCTCAATAGTCCTAACTACCGCTGGTACTGTGGTAACCTACGGTACAATGGTAGTCTTTAGTAGCACGAACAACGTAACTACTTATTCCGCAACGACACTAGACAGCGGAAGGGTTGTAGTGACCTACGGAATTAGTGGCGGCTATGGCACGTCGATAGTGTTAAGCGTAGCGGGGACAGTAATAACGTATGGACTTGCCGTGTCGTTTAATACGACAAACATAGGGTACGCTTCTGCGGCTTGGCTAGACAGCAGTAGGGTTATAGTAGTCTTTGCGGACAGCACGGGTGGCGGGCAGGCCGTAGTTTTGAGCATTGCGGGCACGGTTATAACGGCTGGAACCGTAGTACCTCTTGGTACCGCTACTACCACGTACCTAACAGTCCTGGCGGTAAACAGCGGTCAATGTTTCGTGTCTTACATTGACCAATCTGGGTCATACTGTCATGTACTCTTGCTTAGTATTTCTGGGTCAGTAATAACGACGCAGCCGTTCGGCTATAGGGGAATAGGCTCGTTAGCCGTATACGCGGTAGGCATGGTGTTATGTAACGGTGTAATTTATTCGCTAACTGGTCTAACGTCGTCGGGCCAGATTCAACGTCTAGGAATAGACAACGGCCAAGCTGACAGCTTAGGATTTAGCGGATTTATGCAATCTCGTGGGGATATTGACACTGGCATAAGTAAAACACTTAGCGGGTCCGCGTCTACCTATGTATCTGCGGTAGCTTTGGACTCTAACAGGTGCCTAGTGATATTCAAGAATGGGTCCACGTCTTTAGGTAACTCTGTTGTAGTAACGGCGACAGGTACGACGGTTACTGTATCAGCGGCGTTCGCGTTCACGGATACAATAACCGTTAGCTGTATGGCGATAACAGTTATAGACAGCAGCCACGTATTTATTATGTATAACGGCACAAACGCGGGTTACGTTTACTCTTGTATCCTAGCGGTAACAGGTTCTTCGATGTCCGTAACTGACGTAAAAAGTTTCTCCCCACCATCGACAGTGGTAGCCGCGACAACCTTAGAAAGCTCTAAACTTTTAGGGGTGTACGCTACTGGGGCTTCTATATTTGCGGCGGCGGCTTCTGTAACAGGGCTTGTAATCAGTAGGGGGGCTATACTCACTGTAGCTACAGGTAACATAACCTACGCCGTGTTAGTAGCACTAGACAAAGGAAGAGCCTTGCTAATTTATCGGGGTCCGTCTACTACTTTCTGTAACGCCGTGGTTCTGACTGTAACAGGTACAATTGTTACTATGGGCACTATAGTAGCTTTAAACGCGGCTAATGTCGCGTTTATCTCTGCTACACAGTTGGATTATGACAAGGTATTAGTTGTATACCAGAACGTGGCGTCAACCTTCGGTGAGGCCGTCGTAGTTACTACAACGGGTACCACAGTTACAGCTGGCGCCGTAGTGGCGTTCACTTCGGTACCATCTACTAGCTTATCTATTGCAGCTATGGGCAACGTAAAAGCCCTGGCAGCGTATAACAATGGCACTACGTCCCTGGGGGAAACGCTGGTACTAAGCGTAAATGGTACAGACATAGCATTGGGCACAATTTGTACTTTGGGGGCGCCTATGGCGTACGCGTCAGCGGTGCATATGGACCCCACAAAAACACTATTATCCTACCAAAATACGACCGTAACATCATCATTCGGGGAATCAATACTTGTATCTAATTCTCCAAAAGCGCAGGGCCTAGCTAAAAATTCAGCAGCCGCAGGCGCTATAGTTCACGTAGTTAAATAAAGGGGGGTTAAACATGTTTGGGTTAATAGATAAAGACAGTTTAATAGTGGACGTATCAGATATACAACCGACCGTTTCAGTAGGGGGTACTTTATTCAATAACTGTTTCTACCAGGCAAGCTTTGACCTGAAGGTAGTTGAAAACGTGCCTGACTTTGTAAAGCCCCAGAGATTCAAGGTTGAAGCAGATGGCGTAACATTTACTGCTCTCTTGGTAGACCTAGACCCATATGAAATAACTCTTATCAATGCGTCTAGGGATGCTGAGGTGGTTGCGCTTAAAAACAACCAAAAAAGTATACAGGAAGCCATAACGGGACTAATGGATTTTGCGATGATGTAATTCGATTCAAACTGAGAGGAGGTGATATTATGTTTTATAACTTTTTGTTAAGTATGTGGGTAGCAAAGTCGATAACTGCTGAAAAATTACAGACTTATGTACCAAAGTATATTACACAAGAACAATGTAATTTAATTTTAGCTACTCCACAAATGACAGACGAGCAAATAGCATTAAAGGCAGCAACGGCATAATTCCATAGGGCAAAGCAGGGACTAGAGATAGTCTTTTTTCTTTGCCCTTCTACCGCACATTTGACGCATTATGCGCAAAGAACGCCCTGAGACAAGAGCGTTTCTTTTATGCCAGCACCTATCATCTTCTCAGAAATCAGGACCAAAGTCCTATCAAGATGTGCCGTACGGACATTATGGGAAAAGATAAAGAGTATTATACTATGTTTTAAGATCTACAAAAAATGAAAGAAGGCGATATAGTGGTAATGCTTAAAATTAGCAAAATAAATACATTTCTTGTCGGTATAATGATGATGGCTATTTTATTGTGCTTTAGCAGTCAAGTCCTAGCGGCTGTTCCAGTCACTGGTATCACTGTGACAAGTGCAGGAAATGTAACTACGGTAGTTAATGCTGGAACCCTGCAAATGAGTGTAGCTATACTGCCAGTAGATGCAGACGATCAGACTGTAAGTTGGTCAGTAGCACCAGGAACTGGAACAGCAACAATCAATGCAACTGGTTTACTAACAGGAACGGGATTAGGAACTGTAACCGTAACAGCAACAGCTAATGACGGTTCAGCCATTACAGGGACGAAAACAATCGCAGTTATAGACAATACCCTGCAAAGTATAGCCATAACTACCCCAGTCACCAAATTAAGCTATAGCATCGGTGATACACTAGATATAACAGGACTTGTAGTAACCGGAACTTATAGCGATAGTAGCACTAAGCCTGAGAGCATAACCGCTGCAAATATAACGGGTTTTGATAGTACAACGCCAGCCGCAAGCCAAACGTTGACTATCACTATTGGAGGCAAAACCACAACCTATAATGTAGAGATCAAAGCAGCCCCAGTCGTCGTGCTTAACAGCATAGCAATCACAACACCGGCGACGACACTAATCTACAACGTAGGAGACACGCTTGACCTCACAGGTTTAGTCGTCACAGGAACGTATAGTGACATCAGCACCAAAGAGGAAACAGTAACTGCCACGAATATAACCGGTTTCAACAGCGCAGTAGTAGCAACTGATCAGGTTCTCACTATTACAATTGGTGCTAAGACAACGACTTACAAAGTGCAGATCGAAGCCGCACCTACTGAAATAGAAACCGCTGCACCTATAGTTGGGCCAAGTAAAGTATGGACAATTAAACTAAGTGGCCAGGTAAATGAATCTAGCCTTAACGGTAAGGTTTATGTAACTAACTCTAAAGGAATTAAACAAAAAATCAGTTGCACAGCTACAGTGGTCAACGGACTTTCGCAAATAGAGGTTAAACCAGATAGGAATTATACTCCCGGTGATTATATACTTTGGATAAAGAACATAAAGTCTATCAAGGAAATTGGTATCAAAAAACAAGTATTCATGAAGTTTACAGTAAAGTAGTACGAATGGTTATTGGACTGTAAGCTGCGCTTTCGTTGACGATGTTTGTGGTAGTATAACGAGATACCGAAGAGGTGTCTCGTTTTGTATTCTAAAAGTAAACTGCGTATCAGACGCATTATGCGCAGTAAGGGTTGTCTGAAAACGTGATTTCAAATTGGCAAGCGCTTGCGATTATCAAAGTATATTTAACGCCTTTAGGGGCGTTTCTTTTATGCCATTTTTCCAGCAGGGAGGTGGATCAAGTAGATCGGTGAGGCTTAATACTTATGGTAGCAATGAGTGGAGGGGAGGACGATGTGCTAGTGGAGCAACAAGACGTACTAATGGATATCCGCGAGCGCGTGGTTAGAGTGGAGACTAAGCTAGATTATCATAACGGGGTACGCGAGAGAGTGGATGCCGTAGAGGACAAGACAATTGAAAATGAAGCTCGATCAAAGTCTAACTGCCACCGTTTGGATAAATTTGAGGCAAACATAACATGGCTTTGGCGCACAGTTGTCGGGGCCATTATTTGTGCAGCGATTACTGCGCTGTCTGGTTTTAATTAAGGGGGAATCAAAATAATGGAAGAATGGTCACCATCACCGAATTTTAGCACAGGAAGAAATGGAAGGACTCCTATCGCCATCGTGGATCACATTACCGCAGGTGATTTCCCTGGATGCCTTGAATGGCTACAAAATCCTATCTCAAAGGCATCGGCGCACTACCTCGTAACAAAGACAGGTCGTATCATCCAACTAGTCAAGGAAGGGGACAGGGCTTGGCATGCTGGGATCCGAAACAAGCCAAACTGGTCGCTCTACGATGGCACGAACCCAAATAACTACACCATCGGCATCGAACACGAAGGCATGCCAGGGGACGCGCTTACAGAGGTGCAATATCAATCCTCACTTTGGCTACACAAGGACATAACGCAAAAGTACGGTATGCCAATCGACACCGACCATATTATCGGGCATTACCGGATCGACAGCGTTGATCGTCCCAATTGCCCAGGGGCAGGGTTTCCGTGGGATAGGTTATTTTTGGACTTGAAGGGAGAGAATGACGTGTTAGATGTAGCAACATTGTTAAACACCAAGGATGATTTTTGGGCCGGTGCCGATGTGGCTGCCAAGAATGGAAATTGCGCTGTGTTTGTGAGGGGTGCGGATAAGTCAGTGCCGAAGGATGCGATGAGCTCAAAGAAACTTATTGTTGTGGGCGGATCTACAGTGGGTCACCCGAACGAGGTTTTGCTGTCCGGTTATACCAAATTTGATACTGCTGCAGCTGTGGCCAAGTATTTAAGTTAATTTTAATTGTCTTTTAGCGACTTATATTATAAGTGCCAAAAGAACAATATCGGCAAGCTCTTGCCAATTTCAAAAACGAAAGGAGAAATATTAATGGATGCTCAAATCACGACTGCCTTGAACGGGATCGTAACAGTAGTCATCACTGTATTGGGAGGATTACTTGTTAGGGTTATCAATCAAACCTTCTCCGGTAGACAGGTTGTTCTGGCTAAAGAGATCGCCTTGGAGGCGGTAAAACACGCTGAGGAAATAGCTCCTGTCCTCTGTATCAAGGGGGCGGAGAAGTTCCAACAGGCAACTATTGCCGCCATGGAGTTAGCCGCTAAGGCGGGTGTTAATTTAGCTGAGGATCAATGGGATATTTTGCTCAATTCGGCACTCAAAACAGCTAGATTAGAGTGGGATCTAGCGAAGGGGAGAGTGGATAGGATTCAGCCTGTTATTATTTCGACTGAGGCTGCTCCAGTTGAGGTTCCAGATGTTGCGAACGCTGCTGATGGTGTTCCTGCGCTTGATCAAGCTGAGGTTGAACCTTTAACCACGCTTCAGCCAATCCTAGATGCAGCCACTCAGGCATACAATAAGGTCGTGCAGGATTCCATGCAAGCCTTGAACGTTCAAGTTAAATAATGACATGGTTAAAGGCCTCAGCTTAATTACTGGGGCCTTTTTATATTTATTGACATGTTTCCCCTAATTTCGCAAGAAAAGTATGAGATGATTAAGCTAATCTTGAGTTATAGAGATGTTTCCTTGGGTATTGCTTATATATTGGCACGTCATTAGCTTGAGAGTAAAGAGTTACAACTTGCTCTTAAATTAGACATCAATAATTTGGGGGAACAATTAGGAGGGAATAGTAAATGCCACGTAGAATTATATATAAATCATTACATCCATGTCTCGAGAAAAAGGAATTAAACTGGTTTTAATCGTTTGTTTCTCAACAGGCATTCCTACCCGTTTCACTAATTCTATTTCATCAATATATGTA